AGCTTCAGTCCCTGCTGCAGACTCGGAAGTCCGGTCAGCTTACTAGAATCAAATCCGCTATCGTTATCGAGGAGGATGTGACGCCTCCCGCATCCAGCGGTGGTGGAACCGTCACTGAGTAAATCGAAGGAGAAAATTCAAAATGGCAAAATTTTATGGAGTAATCGGCTATGCAATACCGACAGAAGTGAAACCAGGAGTATGGAAGGAACAAATCACAGAACATGAGTATTCTGGAGATTTAACCAGAAATACACGGCAGCTTCAGTCCGCGGACAAACTCAATGATGACATCAATGTTGCAAATGAGATTAGTATTGTAGCCGATCCATTTGCCTATCAGAATTTTCATTCGATGCGATACGTTGAGTTTATGGGTGCGAAATGGAAGATTTCTAAAGTCGAAGTTTTGTATCCGCGATTGATATTGACAATAGGGGGTGTTTACAATGGAAAACCGAAGAATTCAACTTCATGAAATTCTTTGCGATGTTCTAGGAACAAGGAATGTCTATTTTCAACCCCCTGAGTCAGTAGATATGAATTATCCGGCAATTGGTATATTCGAGAAACAATATCGATAATATCTTTGCTGACAATAACGTTTATACACAAAAATGCATATATGAAATCATGGTGATTGATTATGATCCTGACAGTGAAATTATTGAAAAAATTTCAAGATTGCCATATTGTCGGTTTAACCGTCATTTTACATTAGGAAATTTAAATCACGATGTATTTCTGCTATCTTATTAGGAGGATGAATTATGTCAAAACTTGTATGGGATCTGACTGGAGAACGATTGTATGAAACCGGCTCTGACCGATGCGTATTGTATAAGCAGAGTGCGGATGGAACTTATCCAAAAGGAGTCGCTTGGAATGGATTTACTGGATTTACTGAGAGTCCATCAGGAGCAGAACCTACGAAACTTTATGCTAATAATGGTATTTATTTGACTCTGACATCTGTTGAAGAGTTTGGAGGAACTTTGACAGCATATATGTTTCCCGATGAGTTTGGAGAGTGTGACGGGTCTGCTGAACCGTTACCTGGCGTTTCTGTAGGTCAGCAGAAGAGATCTCCATTCGGACTGTGTTACAGAACACTAATCGGTAATGATACCGAGGGTGAAAAGCATGGCTATAAACTGCATATTATTTATGGTGCTAAGGTATCTCCGTCAGAGCGAGCTTACCAGACTGTAAATGATTCACCAGAGGCAACAGAGATGTCTTGGGAAATTAACACTACACCGGTTTCGGTAGAAGGTTATGACCCCACTTCGTTAATTACCGTAGATTCTACCAAGGTCGATCCGGCTAAGCTGAAGGAATTAGAAGATATTCTGTACGGTACTGCTGAAGAAGAAGCACATCTCCCGCTTCCGTCAGAAGTATTTACGATTTTAAAAAAAGAGTAGTAGAGGAATTAAAAGAGAAAGCGAAGAAACTGATAAAAAGAGATTGGTTTCTTCGCTTATTTTATTATCTATAAAATGAAAGGGGAAATAATATGCTTAAAAAAACAATTACTTATTCCGATTATAACGGCGTTATGCGTACAGAGAATTTCTACTTTAATCTTACAAAGGCAGAAATCATGGAGATGGAATTAACCACGATAGGTGGATTCGTGGAAAAGATTAACAATATTATCGCTGCAAAAGATGCTCCTACTCTCATCCGAATTTTCAAAGAGCTGGTTTTGAAAGCTTATGGTGAAAAGAGTCCGGATGGAAAGCGATTTGTCAAGTCCGAAGAAATTTCTACAGCTTTTTCTCAGACTGAGGCATATTCCATCCTCTTTATGGAGCTCGCGACGGATGCAAACTGGGCATCATCATTTATCAATGGTATTATCCCAGGTGATCTGGCGGAAGAAATGAAAAAACAGGAGACAATTGATATAGCAGGGGAAAAGGGAGCTGTACCTGCCTGATTTTTATCGAAAAGAAATATAAGGGGGAGATAAGTGATGCTTAGAATTAGTATACCCGAGACAGAATTTTGGGATGATTCGAAACAAGAGTTTGTTTATTTTAAAGAACAAAAATTACAGCTTGAGCATTCCCTTGTCTCTCTTTCAAAATGGGAATCGAAATGGCATAAACCATTTTTTACGAAAGATAAGAAAACAATTGAAGAGACAATAGATTATATCAAATGTATGACTCTTACACAGAATATAGATTCAGAGGTGTATAAAAGACTTACAAATGAGAATATCCAGCAGGTCAATAGTTACATAGAAGATAGCATGACGGCAACGTGGTTTTCAGAATATGCCAAAAAAAGAAAAATAAGCAGTGAACAAGTTACAAGTGAATTAATTTACTACTGGATGGTAGCTTTGAATATTCCATTTGAGTGCCAGAAATGGCATCTTAATCGTCTGTTTACATTAATAAGAGTATGTGAGGTTAAAAACCAGCCGAGTAGGAAAATGAGTCAAAAAGAAATCCTCAATCGTAATCGAGCACTAAATGCATCCAGAAGAAAACGGTTGAATTCGAAAGGGTGATGAAAATGAGTAATAGTTCCCTTATAAGTTATGAAAAAATTAGTCCAAATAAAACAAGTCCTAGAAATCATAAAATTGATACCATTACAATCCATTGTGTGGTAGGGCAGCTGTCTGTAGAAACAATGGGAAATATGTTTGCTCAGTCTTCTTATCAGGCTTCCTGTAATTATGCAATTGGTTCCGATGGCAGGATAGCCCTTATTGTAGACGAAAGAGATCGTTCTTGGTGCTCATCAAATAATAAGAACGACCATAGAGCGATCACGATCGAATGTGCATCTGATCTAAGGCATCCTTATTCTGTAAATGACAAAGTGTGGACATCCTTAATTAATTTGCTTGTGGATGTTTGCGAGCGTAATGGTATTAAGAAGCTTTTATGGAAGGCGGACAAGTCGTTAATCGGTCAAGTGAACAAACAGAATATGACGGTTCATCGATGGTTTGCCAACAAAGCCTGTCCTGGTGATTACCTGTATAATCGCCATCGAGAAATTGCATCCGAAGTGAATAAGAGACTTGGTTTTGGGAATGAACAGGAAAAGAATATTAAAGGAATTGCTATTGGAGACAGTAATGTAGAAGCAATCAGTAAGATAGTTTATGGAGAAGCTGGTATAATCAGAAGCTACGATTCGCTTATGGGAGTTGCTCAGTGTATTTATGATATGTTAGATTCGGGGCAATTTGGAAAAACGGTAACAGAAGTAATGCAGAAGAATTATTCTGCTTATGGAAGTAAAGAGACTACAGATGAAGCAAGACAAGCTGTATATGATGTATTTTGTCTTGGTAAACGGCGTTTTCCGGATACGAAGGTGCTCCAATTCCGTAGTCTGACCAAATATTCCGATGGTAACGGAAATATGGATACACAAAAATGCGCTTCACTATTAGAAAAATATGAATATCTTGGAAAGGATGTTCGGGATAATCATTGGGGGCATTTATATTTTGGATATAAAATCAATAATTATGAAACAAAGGATTTTGAGGAGTATATGGTTCGCGTAAAAATTCCAGATTTGAGAATACGAGAATTACCGACCACAAAATCTTATTCTCCGGGGTATATAGCTCCTGGAAACTATACCATTGTGGAAAACAAGAACGCGGAAGGATATACTTGGGGGAAACTGAAATCAGGGGCTGGCTGGATTGCCTTGGAGTATACAGTACGAATTTAAAAAGTACGAAGGAGAAGGAATGATAAAGTTCAGACAAAAGGGCGATTTTTCCAAGGTTACAAAGTTTTTGGAGAAAACAAAAAAAGCTATTCGTTTTGATGAATTGGATAAATACGGCAGAGAGGGAGTAGCTGCCCTTTCGTCTGCAACACCTATAGATTCGGGAATAACAGCTAATTCCTGGTATTACAAGATAGAGCGATCACATGGTTCGGCCACGATCGCTTTTTTTAATTCTAATATTAACAAAGGTGTTCCAATTGCTATTATTTTGCAGTATGGTCATGGAACGCGTAATGGAGGCTGGGTACAGGGACGAGATTATATTAATCCAGCGATCCAGCCTGTTTTTGACAAAATTGCTGATACTGCGTGGAAGGAGGTTAGAAAGTTATGAGCACAACTGTTGATGAACGCGTACTTGAGATGCGGTTCGATAATAAGCAGTTTGAAAATAATGTACAGACCAGTTTATCCACGTTGGATAAGCTCAAAAAGAGTTTGAATTTATCCGGGGCCGCAAAAGGTCTGGAAAACATAGATAAAGCCACAAAAAAATTTGACATATCCGGTATTGGTTCTGCTGTTGATACTGTAAGAATGAGATTTTCAGCTCTTGAAGTTATGGGAATGACAGCGTTGTCTAACATTACAAATTCAGCTATAAATGCTGGAAAACAGATCGCATCATCGTTGACGATTGAACCTATAAAGTCAGGCTTTGAAGAATACGAAACTCAGATTAATGCTGTTCAGACAATCTTAGCAAACACAGAGAGCAAAGGTAGTACACTTAAAGATGTAAATAATGCTCTTGATGAACTGAATAAGTACGCCGATATGACTATCTACAATTTTACGGAAATGACCCGCAATATTGGTACTTTTACAGCAGCAGGTGTTGACCTGGATACTTCTGTTTCAGCTATCAAGGGTATAGCTAACTTGGCTGCGGTATCCGGTTCTACATCGCAGCAGGCGAGTACCGCTATGTACCAGCTTTCACAGGCATTGGCTTCAGGAACAGTGAAACTTCAGGACTGGAATTCAGTGGTTAATGCTGGTATGGGAGGGCAGGTGTTCCAGGATGCATTAAAAGAGACTGCAAGAGTTCATGGTATTGCAATTGATCAGATGATTAAAGACGAAGGCTCATTTCGTGAGACGCTCAGTAAAGGATGGCTGACTTCTGAGGTGCTGACTGAAACATTGTCAAAATTCACAGGAGATCTTAAT